AAATAACGAATAAGTTCTTCTTGTGAATTTATAAATGGGAACTTTGAACTACCTGATGATCGTGTATATTCACCAGGATCAGTTACTGGCATCTGATTACTTTGACCACCAGGCTTAATTGTTTTTGTTGTACATGTATCAAGATTAACAATGTTGTCATCAAGCTGTTTTAACCGACCTTCCATTTCAAGAATTTGAGCTGGATCCAAACCTGGATTTCCTTTTGCTCTATCGATAAATCCTTGTACATCTTTCGGAGATTTGAAATCAATACTTTCTCCAAGGTCTGTCATTGCTTGTTTTAATTCTCCAGGTATTTTGATTTGAGATGAAAGCAAATCCGCAACATCAGTATTTTTACCAGCAAGCATGAGATTCGTTAAATCTATTTTATTTAATTTATCAAGACCAGGCAAAGCCCCGGATAAATTGCCAGTTAAGCTGCTCGCAAGATTGCCTGCAAGTCCACCAATATCAGGAATAGGAAGCTTTCCAGCACCAGGCAATGCTAGCGATGCCAATGATAATGGAGGCTTGATAGCTGCAAATACACCTGAGCCAAGTCCACCAATGTCAATTGAAATTCCACTAATTGCACTACCAAGAGAACCTGTTATATTTCCAAGAGCGCCATTAATAGCACCTTGTACTCCGCCAGTCAATCCACCAGCAAGTCCACCTGCAACACCAGGAACAATACTTGATACATCAGGAATTACTCCGCCTACAATTTCAGAAGGAGTTGGTAGATTAGCCACTCCAGCAAAGCTACCGCCCAAAGCATTACCTAAACCGCTTGTTAACTGACCAGTTGTTGCTTCTGCTATATCTCGAGCAGTTAATCCAGCACCTCCGATATTGATTGCAGGGTTTGAACCGATTGCACCAATTACATTACCAGCTGTTGCAGCAACATTACCTTTTATACCTTTTATATTTTCTACTCCAGCAATAGCACTTCCAAGACCTGCCTTTAAATCAATACCAGGATTAATTTGTGGAATTGCCGAAAGATCTAAATCCATACCTTCTGCTATACTTGAAATAGCATTACCAATACCTCCAGTGAATGATTCAACTGCTGCTTTCATAAGATTGCCGCCGTCAAGTCCACCGAGTGCTTTGCTTAATTGATCTCCACCCAATTTAATTGAAAGTCCTAAGTCAGCTGGAAGTTTTTGGTCTGTAAGTTCATTTGCAGCTATATCAACTATATCTTTTACATCGGCATGAGCAGTTTCACCGAGAAGATCTTTTATTGCAGATGGCTCAACTCCACCTTTCACTTTATAGTGTGCAGCAATTGCTTCTGCAGAACCGTCAGTTATAATATCATTAAGTAAACCAGCATCGTGAATATCAACTGCAAAAGATTCTGGTACTACTGCATGAATATCAATTGCCGCGCTATCAACTGACAGTGCATGAGCCGATGATATAAGATTCCCAATCGCAGCCGAGTGATTTGTTAACGCTGTTTTAAATCCGGGTATTGTATCTTTTACAGTATCAGTTAAACGAGTAATAGTAGCTTCATTTACTCCGCCACATGGAAATCCATTCTGATCTAATTGCCCAGCAAGTTGTTCAGTAAGATTATTTGTAGCTTCGGTAAGCCCTGCAAACCCACCCTTTATTTCACCGAATCCTTTACCAAATTCAGTAAGATCATATGCTTTCCACTTTTTTGAAACAGTATCAAGTGACTTGCCAAGTCCCTCTATATCAATACCATTAACAAGCCCAGTGAGCTTCTCATTTAATTTATCAGTGGTAATTGCATTTGGATTAATAGCCATTATGCCGACCTTGTGTATGTATTGTAGATTTTTATAGCCTCTTCAACTGCATGGTTTTCTCCTAAACGTTCAGGCTTACCATCATATTTACTTATTCCACCAGTCTTTGCAGGTCTTTCGTAAAGTCTACGGAAGACAAGTGTGGCGGAGGTTGGTGTCTTTGTAAGTCGAAGTGCTTTACCCGCTCTTTCTTCAGCTCCGTCTAACTCATGCTGAATAAACGCAAGTTGAATTCTATAATCACCCCAAGATTTACCTCGCTCTTTTGCAAACTGAAGAAGGTTAGGTACTCGATTTCCTGATCCATTATACCATTGAGCAATGCCAATTGAAAGATCTGTTGGAGCATGTAATCCCACATCACCTTTAGCTGAAGGTGTTAAATTTGATTCGGCTAAAAGATTACCAATAATACCTGCAGCTTGATGGTTTGCCCACCCAGCATTTGTAAACCACTCCCATGCCATTTGAATACGAATGTTAAGATCATCTGGATATGCCTCAGCGCTTGCTTTATATTCTGTATCATATCCTCCAGCCAAGGTACTTCTTATTGTAGCAGTATTATTATCACCAGAGCGAGTTCCTATTTTATCAATTCGATTTGCATCGGCAAGAACAGCATCTTCGAGACCTTCTGTTGCGGCATTTGCTAATTGTTCTGACGAAGGTACTTCAACAGTTGGAATTGATCCGAGTACTAACGGAAGCTGTGATGCTTTGCCGTCAAGGAAAATACCAAACACAGTAGCACCTACTTCTAAGTAAGGATTACGACCCATACCAGAAACGCCAGGTTCTGTAGTAGGAACCAAGACTTGAGCTTGAGGCAAATCTGAAATAGGTACTTCATTCCGATAACCATGAATACCGTATATTCTTACGCGTACTCGACCTAGCTTTGGTTTATCAGTACCAACCTCTTCGACGACACCAATAAACCATCTTGATTGATCACCATAAAATGTATGAATAGGATTCATGCTTTTTCAACTCCTAATCTAGTCGCACTTACTTCAACTGTGTGAGTGGTATCAGAAAAAATATGATGAGCAGCAGCTATCATGTAATTACCAGATCTTTTTCTATCACGCACTTTATCTTCCGATGCAGTTCTTTCTTCTGTTGCTTCAGTATTATTACTTAAATGTAAATATTCTATTTGTTTGCCAATTGATTGATTTGATCCTGTAAGAAACGGCAGACCAGGTAATTTAAGATTGACAAAGAATTTAAAGAATATTTGTTTAATTGCTACTCGAATTATATCTAATTCATATTGATCTAAACTATCTGATTGATAATAATTATTAATCTCATCATATGTATTCGCTGTAAATGCACGATGAATATCTAATGAATTTGCATTTTGCAATTCTTGTCCATCATAATTTAATTCAAGTTGAGGTATTGCGTTGATTGGAATTACGCCCTTCGATGTTAGTTTCTGCATAACTTTGCTAATATCATAATGTTTTGTTTCATTACGACCAGTAGTTATATCCATAATACTAAACTTCCCGGCAATTGCACCACCGAATTGTAGTGACATTGTATTCTCGGAACCACCAGACGGCTGACTATACTTTTCTACAATAAATGGATTGTTAGACGAAGCATTGCCATCTTGATCTTGCGCATACGCGCGAGAGTAACGGTATGGCGATCCTTTATTAAATGGCTCTCCTAAAAGTAATTCTTCTAATGATTTAATTTGTAAGTTATCATCATTTAATGTAGAAAAGAAATAATAAGGCAAACCATCTTCGGTAGTCATTCTTTGCATCATAAAGTTAATTGCTTCAAGCGGTGTCATGCCAGGAATAACAACCTTCATTGGTTTTTGTACCGGAAGAACTGTTGGCTGATCAATTGTAATATTAAGTTTTTCTTTTGCAATCTTATTAATAATGTCAAGTGGTGTGCCAGAATATGATTTAGAATATCGATTAATAGATCCGTCAAATGAAATCTTTTCTATTAAATATAAAGACACAGCTTCTTCTAAGTCATTAATCTTTTCTGTATCTAATACAGATCTTATAACAAATGTTTTCTTTATATCAACCGGGCTTGAAGTTGGCTGAGACAAAACAACGTCACAGAGCTCAACACCTGAAAAGTTTACAATTTCATATACATTTGCATCGTCTTTAAAATACAGATATCCCGTTAAATACGGATAGTCCATATTTTCAAATATTTCAAGCTGTGCAACTGAAGGTGCAATGTTAACACTTGAACCTTCTTTTCTTATTGTAACTGATTTAATTACAAAATCTGCAGCGCTTTCAAGTAGCCTATTCTGGGGCTCGGGCATTATTCAAACCTTAATAAATTATTAAATTCTGTTGCAACCTGTGCAGCAACTTCTGGTTTAAATACATCAATGGTTCTCAATTCATCATTTCTTAATACCATCCTATCTAAATTTGTAATCGGTATAATGGCTGGGTCGCTCGAGTTGAAGTATCTAGGATCAATATCTTGGTATTCGCCATCAGTATTTTCATAATGATGTACTGCATTGTATTGCTCTGTTACATTTGTAAGTGATTTATTAACGTTTTCTTCAGTGCCAGCAAAAACTGTTTCAGTATCAAGAAAGGTTCCTGATGTAACATTCACAATTATTTGACCCATGTCTAATCTCTTTTTGCGTATTTGACCAACAGCACCACTTGAATTGCCTGTGATTGTTTCACCAGTTAAAAATGTTGTACTAATATCATTTGCTGTTGTAAAAACAAAATTAGGATAACTTGTTTTAGCTAATGGCAATATTTCTTTTTCAGTAAGTGGCCAGCCGGATTCTCGTAGGTCTTGATTCAAAAAGTAAAACGTCCAATAATAATCGGTTGTACCATACAAAAGATATGATAATGTATCAGGTCTTTCGTTATCTTTAATTTCGAAACTGTTATAAAATGTAGTATTACCTTTTAGTTCATCAATTAATGAAACTGCAACTGTTAAGTTTTGTGCAAGAGATGGAGAAGTTTCACCACCATACAAGTAATTGACAAGGGGAAAGTTTTTAAAATATGCCATTAATAATTTTCCTCTTCGATATCTTGTCTGCCCAATGCACGAGACTCTGAGAAGTTCATAGTAATTGCAACTTCTGTAAACCTACCATCTTTATGAAAGCCCATACCATTTGGATTATATACAGCATTAAATGATTGCAAATATGTAGGTAAAAATTTAATACCAGGAAATTCTTTATTTTTATACTGTGCTTTAATTAAAAACCTTCGTGGATATCTATAGCCGTAACTTGCACCTGCAACTGAAATCTTTGTAGGATATAACTCTGTTCTAAATTGTTTAATAATCTGTTCTATTACTCTTGCTTCTGCTTGGCTTGTAGCAATCATAGTAAATTGAAAAGCAAATTGACGAATAGGAACACTCGTAAACATAGTTCTTACATTTGGATTCAATGTTGTTTGTGTTGATAATGCTAATGCGTCTGATGCCCCTTGATTTATTTTTTTTAATACATTTTGAGATATTACATTAGCTACATCTTGATTTTTAATCTCGCCTCCCAAAAGAGCCCCAACTACATTTCCCGCAGTTGATACTGCTTGTTCAGCTAGCGCTGCAGCACCACCACCATCTTCACCACTTATTAATGTGTCTTCAAGTTTTTCACCAATCCGGCCGAGTTCTGCAGCATTGTTATATGTTGCCGCATCTTGAATGTTAATTGCTGTTGGTAAATATAATCTAATTTTACCAAAATCTCTTGCCGCGGTTAATGTGTGTCCAGTTTTAACTTTGCTATCGTTCGCACTATTTCCATAAAGGCTTTTTAGCCGTTCCCCACCACCACCTATACCAGTTGCAGCTGAAAGTACATTTACGATACCTTTTAAAGTACCTTTTGCAGCACCGCCAATATTTAAAAATCCTTTTTCTAAATCGTCACTAAATTGCACTCGATGTTTTTCTTCATCTACTACTTGAAAAGAAAGTGTAGCTTTATATCCATTATCATTTTTTAACGGGTATTGATAATCAGCAACTTTTCTTTGCCGTGTTGGATCTGTAGCATTCATTTCCATAAATCTTGACATTACATTACCTTATAAATATTATGATTCTTGTCATTATTTATATGGAAACTCATGGCTTATTCAGGCAAATATAAGGTTAAAAATCCAAACAAATACAATGGAGACAGTACAAAGGTAATTTATCGCTCATTATGGGAGAAATATTGTTTTATGTGGTGCGATAGCCAATCAACAGTAAAGAAATGGTCGTCAGAAGAAGTAGTTATTCCTTATTTGTATGAAGTAGATAAGCGCTATCATCGATACTTTATGGATCTCAAAATCACATATACAAACGGTAAAACTATGCTGGTTGAAATCAAACCAGATAAAGAAACTAAACCACCGAAGTTTACAGGTCGCAGGACTAAACGTTATATCAATGAAGGATTAACCTATGTAAAGAATATGAATAAGTGGGCTGCAGCACAAAACTATGCAGCTGATCGTGGATGGGGCTTTGAGATTTGGACCGAGGATACTTTACATAAAATGGGCATTAAACCAAAGTCAACAAAACCACTTAAGCCATATAAAAAACCTAAGAAAAAGACATAAATAGAACATGAGCAATTTATTTTACAATCTCGAAATCGAAGCATTCCGCAAGGGGCTTACTCTCCGAACCAAAGAATCACAAAACTGGTTCCGAAGACGTGTAGCCCGACTACGGCCTAATCGTAGTGAATTAATGAAAGAAGAACCTGTACAATTGAAAAATCAACAGGTAGCAGGTAACATGTATATGTTTTTCTATGATCCAAAGCACAAAAAGACGTTACCTTTTTACGACTCTTTTCCTTTAGTCATACCTGTTAAGCCAGCTCCTGGTGGTTTTCATGGATTAAACTTACATTACTTACCACCACCGTTGCGTGCTAAATTTCTTGATGCATTACTTGATAATTTAAACAATCGTATGTATGACGAAACAACCAGATTCAAAGTAAATTATGAAATGCTTCAGCGAGCATCATCTCTACGGCATTTTAAACCGTGCTATAAACATTATTTAAACAAAAATGTTAGATCTCGATTTGCTATGATTGAATCACCTGAATGGGAAATTGCTACATTCTTACCAACAGCAGACTTTCAAAAAGCAAGTAGGAGTACTGTTTACGCAGATTCAAAAAGGAAAATAAATGGCTAAAGCTTCAATCGATAATCTTAAGGCACTTGTTGGCGCAAAGCGCGGCATGGCAACCCCTAACTTGTATTCTGTACAACTGCCAAACTTTGCTAATATAAGTAGCGAAGATATTAATATTCTATGCTCAAGTGTAAATATGCCAGGTCGTCAAATCATGTCTGTTGATCGAAAGATCGGTACAATATTTGAGAAGGTAGCATACGATCAAGCATATGATGATATCAATATGACATTCTATGTATTGAATGACTATGGTATTCGTAAGTATTTTGAAGCATGGCAGAACCTAGCGCTTAACCAAGAAACACAAGAGGTTGGTTATAAAAATGAATATGCCCGTGATGTAAGAATAAAACAACTACGAAAAGGATTTTCGTTACCGCTATATCAAAGCCCGTTTTTAAAATGGGATTTCCTCGGTGGAGGAATGCTAGATCTTGATATAGACATAAACATAAGACCCGAAGATACAGTATATGAATGTCAATTGTTTGATGCCTATCCTACAACTATGGATTTGTTAACATTAGGCAACGATCAAACAGATACAATACTGCAATTGAATGTTCAGCTTTCATATAAGAATTGGAAGAGTAGCGCTGGACCAGAAATAAAACCTGAAAACAACTTTCTAACTGGTGCGCTTATAAGCACAATTAGTAGGTTTTTAAATTAACAAATAGGATGAATTATTATGGCACTACCCAAACTGAATGACGTACCAAAATATGATATTGTTATTCCCTCAACAAAGGTTAAAACTAAGTTTCGACCGTATCTCGTAAAGGAAGAAAAACTATTACTGCTTGCAATGGAAGGACAAAATGAGGCTGAAATAGCAGCTGCTATTATAGGGTTGCTCGTTGCATGCGTAGATGATATTAATGATCCACTTGCAATAACAACATATGATATGGAATATCTTTTCTGTCAACTTCGATCAAAATCTGTAGGTGAAACATCTACACTTTCTATTTTATGTGAAGATGTTACTTGTGAAACAAGAACAGATGTTACAATTGATATTTCGAAAGCAAGTATTCCCGATAATAAATTTGAAAATATGATTGAATTAAATGATGATATTACAATTGAAATGAAGCATTTGTCGTATCTTAATGCACAAAGCGAAATGCTAAAAGATAGTAATCATAGCGAAGTAAATTTAATGCGTGCTACTACAATTCAATGTATTGCAGCTGTGCACACTGAGAACGAAAGAATTGAATTTAAAAATGAAACACCTGAAGCAATTGAAGAATTTGTAGATGGAATGACATCTGGACAATTTGCTAAGTTGACTGCATTTGTTAATGATCTACCAATACTTCAACTTGATACTACTTGGAAATGTTCAGGATGTGACAAAGAACAAACAATGACATTAAAAGGAATGAATGATTTTTTTCAGTAGCCCTTTCTCATGATACACTTGTTAGACATTATGAAACTAATTTTGGATTAATGCATCATTACAAATATTCATTAACCGAATTAAATGAAATGATGCCGTGGGAAAGGGAAATATATCTTACATTATTGACTCGATATTTGAAAGAAGAAGAACAAAGACTGCAACAACAAGGAAGTTAAAATGGCCAAATCATTATCTGATATAGTTGGTTTAGTCGCATCTGGCGATGCCAATATACTAGAAGAACAAGAAAAATCAAATACAACGCTTGAGTCAATCGATCGTAATTTAAAAGATTTTCTTGCTAATCAGAAAAATTCAAGGCTAGATAATTTAGAAGATCGCCGTGAAAAGAAACGCGGTTCGATGGCTGGTTTGCCATCTGCTGCAGTTGTTGGTGGTGGTTTAACAGCGGGGATTGCAGCAACAACGGGTGATTCAATTAACCCATTGACAGCAATTTTAGGATATCAAGCATTAAAAACTGCACTGGGGTTAGCAGGAAAATCACTTAGATTTATGGCCAGAACGTTATCCACTACGTATTCGAAATCGGCTAATGTAGTAAGAGGAGTCACTGCTCAACTTGACGAACTTCGGGCTAAATTAATAAAAGATATTGATGACTTTGAAAAGGCCGTTAAAAACGCGCAAGATAAAGTTAACAGAGCGAAGAAGCTGCGGCGACTGGCTACGGCAGATGTTTCTCGATTAAGAGCCGCGGCAATTGATGAAGCAAATGATCCACGTTCAAAAACAAATCAAGAAAAATTAAGAAAAGCTGAAGTTGCAGAATCAAGGCGAATAGCAATTGAAGATGCCCGCAAAGTTGCTCTTGAAAAAATGCAAAGAGCAAAAGCCAATGTAAAAACGAATCTTGATGCTGTTGAAGAAGCTAAAAATAAAAGTGGTGCTGAAAGATCAAAAAAACTAAGACAAATTCAAGCTGATATAAAAGCTGGTGAACTGCAATTTAAACAACAGCAAGATCTTGCAAGAAGAATTGCACAGGGTGTAGATCGTACTAACGATCCAAGATCTAGGGCAAACACTGATATTGCTCAACAAGATCAAGTAAAAGCAACTCGAATCAGAGTTGGTTCAGAAGAAGCCAAACTACGCCTAGCAGCAGAGGCATCAGATAGAATTAATGACCCACGCTCAATGCAAAATCAAGATAGTGCACGTTTAGCTACAGCTGCAGCAGATGCAGAAAGAGTAAGATTAAATAAAGATCTTACAGCACGGGGTAATGCACGAAATTTAATGGGCCAAGCAGATACTCAATTTAAAGGTTTAATAAATCAACGAGAAGTTGATGCATTTAAACGAGCAGGTCTTCGATCTAATTTACTTGCAAACTCTGGAGCAATGGCAGCAGAGAAATCTGGTGGCTTTATAAAAAATGTAGAAATGAAAAAACGCTTAGCGGCAGCAGGCTTAACAGAAACTGAAATTAAAAACTTAGAAACTCAAAGAACTAATCCAGAAAGGCTTAATACTGATCCACAAAAATTTTCAAATTTAGCAAATGATTATGGTGAACCAGGTCGAACAACAGGCGGTGGTTCAAGACTTGCATCTCAATCGCTTGATAAAGGTGGACTGGGCCTTGGTCTTCTAACTGGTCAAGTTGATGCTTACGCCGAAGCGGGTTTGCGCGGAGCTGGCTTCGTTGGTCAAAAAGTAGCAACAAATAGTGCCTTAAAAACAGCGGCAGGAATGGCTACAAAAGCAGGATTAGCAATAGGCAGCATACCATTTCAAGCGCTACTTTTAACATTATATCCTACTACAATGGGAGATGGCACAATAGGAGGAGCAATGTCTCGAATAGCAAAAGATGTAATGACTATAATGGTACAAGGTGGGCCAAAGCAAATCAGAACAATAATGAAATTAATAACTGAAATGCGGACTTACGCAAATGGTGACTACGAAGATCTTCTCTCACTATCTGATGAAGATATTCTAAATTTAACAACTTATATGCATATGCAACATAATAATTTAATGATGGCTGATACTGAAGCCGGAGAAATGTATCGAGAAACAGGGCAAGTTATAAAGGTAGATAAAATAACTGGTGAAGAAAGCAAAGTCCAAGCAATAGGCACTGTACCTCAATCACTTAGAAACAAACTTAGCTTTGGTAATTTTGGACCAGACTCAGCAAAAATGTCAGCAAGGGCATATGACGATGTATTAGAAATGGTAAACCGAGTAGATCCGCATCGAAACAATTACACGCCTGCAAATGGAACTGCAAATGGGGCTACAGTTATAAATAACAATACTAACGTTTCAAATACAGGAGTTAGTGGAAATAACTCAAATTCATCCGGTATAAAAAGTATTGACTTAAATGCAAATCGGATTCCAGGATTTGCACAATAAAAAAGGGGGCCATAAAGACCCCCTATCCTAAAATATGAATTGCGCTTAGCTAGCTGCTAGCTTAGCAAAATAACTCATAGTATCTTCTTCTTCGGCTTCAGCTACAGGAGCAGCTACAGCTTCTTCTATATTTTGTGCAGGCATTTCACGCATTACTGGTGCAGGAGATGATGCCATCTCTTCACGAACAGGTGTTGATGATTCAGTGCCAAGCACATCATGCATCTTACGCTCAAGCTCTGCAAAGCTTTTATAGAACTGTGGATCAGTAAACTCATCAAGTGAGTGCATTGAATTATACACACCCTCAAGCTTAGTATCATCGCCACCAAGAAATGGTGATGGAGAATCAAACTCAGACTTGTCATAATTAATCCAACCCTCGACTTTACGGATTTTAATCTTAAAGTCTGCACCTTCCCACATATCAAATGGGTTACATGGCTTCTCATCTTGATAAGTAGGTTGCATTGCATCCATAACTTTATCAAAGATCTTCTTACCATACTGATACATAAAGACTTTGCCTTCATTCTCAGGGTTAGAAGGATCAGAGATAACCATAACATTTGACACATAGTGCAAACGACGTTTCTGATCACGTGCTTGTTTACGTGTGTCAGAACGATCGTCATCAGACATATTCCATAGTTTACTATTTAATTGACCTACAGGATCGTCTTGACCAAGAGATGTAAGTGAACGTTCGATGTACCACTTACCAGTTGGTCCTTTAAATCCATGGTCCCAATAGCGTACCCATGGTAATGCTTCCTCACCCATTGGAGGTAGAAAGCGAATGACGGCATAACCATTGCCCATCTTATCGATGGCTGGTTTCCAAATGCGTTCATCTTTCCAGGATTTTTTAGTTTCTCCACCGCCAGCGGCAGAAGCTGCAGTTACGAGTTTATCGATAGAACTGCGGTTACGTTTTAGATTTGCAAAAGACATTGTATGTTTCCTTATATTGCATTGTATTACATTTTATTATACGATGTATATGTACGTTTGTACACACTTATTTATACCTAATCAAAATTTAATTCGTTTGTTTTTCCAGGTATGAGATTGAGGCGTATCGCTTCACCTTCAATTTTTTGTTGAATAGGATTAGAAACAAACTTACGCACATCTTCTGGATCAATACCATGATCATCACAGATCTTAAGCACTGCATCCATATGCGTCATTTTATTATCTAATACTGTTTTCTCTACTAGTTTAGAGAATTCTGATTTAGTCAGAAATTTATCATTCATTATGTATCCATTACTCTTAACAGAATGACGTCTTTATTAATTCGTCCTGTTGGTTGAGTGGTCTTTGTAGTAAGAGTAGACCAATATTTGTCAATCTGTTTAATTGTTTTGGATTGAAATATAGAAAGCATTTCAGATGGTTTACGTAAGGTTGTTTGCCTTGAGTTAACTGTATCTAAGTTTTTAATTGTACTACCTGAAACCTCAAATCCTTTACCAGATTGGGTGATGATTTCCATTAATACTTTATAACGAGTATTAAAGGCGTAGAGCCTACGGGATCCTACAATAGACATAGGATTAATTGATGTGAGCTTAAACTCCTTTGACTCTTTAAGATACTTAAGCTTTGCAACCTGACGGTCTGCAGTTTTAACACGAGGCTTAACGGATTTACGCATAGCCTTCTTGCCCATCATATAGCGCTCAGCATCTGCCACTAACCCTTCAATAAAGGCTAATTGTTTCTTTTGTTGAGGCACTGTCAAATGTGAATAACCTTCAACAAGTTCAGGTGTTTTCAATTCAACTAATTCTTTTAATTCATCACGCAATGGTTGATAGTAATTAAGAACTGCTTTAGCACTTACATTACTTATATCTTTTATTTTCATCTCATCGTAGAGATTATATTCAAGACGATGCTCTGTGTCGGGATTCCAGTGATCGATAACTTCTTCGATACCTGCAATAAAATCAGATGTGATCTCTTTAATGCGATCTGCAATAGTACGTATAGGTGTAGAAGAGACAACTTTTAATGCTGCCTCTTCTGATTTTTCCTGTGCGGCTATACGTAATTTTGCTATAAAGTTTGCTACACAACTGTCATGGTTCCAAAGTGGATGGAATTCACCATTACGATCTGACCATGCAATTGATGCAGCTACGCCATGATGCATTGTGTACATATATTCTGGCGCTGATAAAAGAAACTTCGCTTCTTTTGGATGAGAAGTACGGATGTAATTACGTATAATAGTAGCTACATCTTTGCGATCTAACTCCATACGAAAATAGTCAGAGAACCACCGCCAACTATCAGTTGGTGCAGCTGCAATGCCTGATCTACGAGATACAGGTACTTTTCTGGTTTTCTTTCGAATAGGTTTTTTAGCCATACTTCACTCCATCATTATATAATTTATTATACCACGTTTCAAGATGAATGTAAATAGCTATTTATCATCATCCTGTTCATAGATAAACATGGGCCCTGGCTCATCCTCTTTTTTACGGAACCATGTATTCCATTTGAGGATGAGCAAATACTTCAAATATGTGAATGAGTTCATGTAAAAGAAACAACATTATCCACACGGAATGAACGCCAACCTTCAGCATTCAAATCCCATACAGGAATAACCTCATCACTGATTGCACGAATCTTTTTCTGACTGAGTGGATCAGCCTTTGATGCAGAAGGAATAAGATCTTCCTTTAATGTGCATGTCATATCGCGCATATCGCCATTGACTTTTTTAAATTTAACTTGGCACTCACGTGATGTAAGTGCCTCCATCATATCAACTTTGGACATTTTATTCTCCTCATCCATTTGTTTCACTTTCTTCAATTGTTTTGAGAGCCTGTCGTAGTTTCTCAACGTCAATGCGGTCAAATCTATCTTGCAATTTGGCCACATCATGTTTCACTCTCCCAATCTTATCATTGAGAGCGTGTAATTTCATTTCAAGATGAGCAACATCAGACATTAATAGTCGCCCCAATCATTGTCAAAACGAGTAGTTTGGTAATGACGTTCACCATAGAACTCTTTAGCATACTTTGAAGCATCAGTCCAATGTAATTCAGATTGGCCATCATACTTTTCAGTAAGGTTTTGAGTAGGTTTACGTTTAGGCTTTTCAACCTCATCAACCCAACTAACAACACGTGCTGCTTTTGCTTTGATAGCAGCAATACGTGCTTGTTGGGCTTTTTGTTTTTCAGCAACTACTTTGATAGTTGCACGGCGTTCAGCCAATTGTGTTTCTGTAAGCATATAAGTCTCCTAGTTATTTTTGTATATTAACATAAGATAATAAGAATGTAAACAGTTAAATTTATTTTAATTTAACTTGTAACATTTTTATCGCGGTATTCTATCATGAATACACCTTCTTTTGTTTTCATTGCCATTATTAAATCATTCAACATCTTATGAGACATAATAACACAATCATGTTCATCAGCAGCTTCATTGTATTGTCTTATGAAAACTCCT